AGGACATTTGTTTAATCTGCGATGAGAATACTAGCTGGTGACACCTGTGTCCAAGTGATATTGAAAGTATTAACTGTAAGTGTTGCAAGATCAGTGCTGTGAGCAGTAAACTGGGGGCAATTGATGAAAGCGGTTTCCCCATCAGGCATGTCCCGAATGGTGACAGTGCATGCAACCACTCCAAGCTGGCCACTATAGGCAGTCCGGGTGAGGTTGTAAGGAATAAGCTGAGTATCAGTGATTGTACTAATTGTACCCGGTGATTCAGATGCGGCAAACTGAGCAATGGTGTTGGTAGGGGTAAAATTATTTGCAGCAACAGAGAAATTGGTACTAGTAGTAGACCCATACAATGTCCACTGGAACTTATAAAGTCCGTTGCGAAGAAACTGCACCCGACCATCCGCACCAATGGTAAAAGCGGTCCCATACAACCCATAATCGCCGGTGTACGCAGGGGAAGAGCCGTCACTAACGTACAAACTGCGCGTCTGGCTGCCAACGAGGGCAGAAGTAGCCTGATTGATTGCCATTGTAGCTATGGCCCCATTTTCAGGGTTCTGACTGCCATCACGCTGAGATGTAAGTGCGAAACCAGGCACAGTAGGCAGGTCCCCACCAGTAATCGACAGCACTGGCTTGTAAAACTCAATGTCATAGGAAATCCAAATCTCACCCATGGTTGACCCGGGAGTACCGGGCAGACCTGCGGTGGCGATCTGGAGGAGTCCGGCGTCATAAAGACGTGAATCGGATGTGTCAGAGGACTGGGCGAGAAGATCTCGCACATACAGAATGTCCCTACCAGTAACCTTAGGGTCACATTCAAGAGCATGAACAAGAGACATGCTGGGCTTGCAAGAAACTGCAAACTCAGAATTTTCGAGTGCAACCTTAGAAGCATATGGCTTGTCGAGAACGTTATAGTTAGTGGCGATGCAAACCGTGCCTAACGGGCCGGATGCTGCATAGTCACTGCTCATAGACTTGTACTCGACAATCATGCCGTGAATGCGATACTGTTGGTACTGGGTGGCCATTTGGGCCAACCAAGGGAAAAGAAGCTTATTAGAAGGATTGATTGGCTGCACTGCATTGTTGAACCCCGAGGGGTCTGCAGGCACGACCAAGTCACGAACGAACTCGCGATGAGTCACTCGCACACTATGGTCGTTGCGGACAAAAGCAGGAACCATGTCCACCGAAGTGGAAACCTTATTAAGGCTGTTCATGCTAACTTCATAATCTCCATAACCGGTGATTGCGGACAATCCTGACCCAATGACACGTCCAATGGTGGCCCCAGCTGGGCCACCGGCGGCCATGCCAGCCGCAGAACCAACATTACTAAATGTTCCCTTCGGAATCATCTTCATAAGACGGTCCATGCGGCTGTTAAGGCTTTGAATATTAGCGCTTTGACTACCCTTAGTGGTAGCCTTGGATTTAACCATAATACTTGATAAACGGTGTATTTCCGTGAAATTAGACAATAATCCCTCTGGGCAAATGGTGTAGCGCGAACGGAGTGGCATTGTCCCCAACGATTAACTCATTGAAACGACGCTCAATGATGACCTGATGGGTGGGACTAATTCCGAAAGCCAGATAATAACTGACCCTCGTAATGTCCGCCACAGGACCATTGGCGGCCCGATTCATGCCACGGCTGGCTATTGCCATGCCTGTGTTGCGGAAGTTGTTGTGATTCTTCACGCGACCGGCTGAACCATGTCGGCAATAAGCCGAATAAATCGCCCCGTACACTGGGATGTCGCCGGCAAGTGCCAAGCCGCACTCACCAACCGCTCCCATCCAGGCATACACGCCGTCGATATTGGGTTGCAAACTGGCTGCGTCCTTGACCACGCTCTTTAAGTCTCGAACCATTGTATAGCCAGTTGGTGTACGAACAGGGCGCAATTGGCAAAATGTGATATGTTCAATACGGTAGGCTATATCGCCCTCAAACTTCATATTGTACCCCATGGTCAAAAACCATGGTGCACATTCAGAAGCCACATGTAGCAAACTACCACGCTCAACCAACAGCACACAATCGTCACCGTTATTTATTAACCGTGCCTTGACTTTACAATGGTCGCAAAATGCACGCATCATGCATACCATTAGTAAACAATTGCCAAGTCCAGTGTTCATGTCCCCACTCATACGGCACCCCACGGTCTGGTATTTAATCTGACCGCCAGGGTAATCGCCATAGCCCTTGTTACGTTCTTGTCGCTTGAGCAACCAGCACAACTCCCTTTCGCCTGGAAACAAGTGCCTATATTGGTCATGTTCCCATTTAAGAGCATCAATGGAGCAATGTTGGTCGAATCGGCTAGCATCCAAAGGAATGCCAACCGGGTCGTCAAACGAATGCCAGGCGTCAACTATATGTGTTGCCACCTGATCAGGGTTGTACCCCTTCATAACAGTAGGACCCCCAAATAAACTGTCTAATCCCTTATATATATCATGTTCTATAACCCTGGTATACCGACCAAGACGGTAATGGTACACTGGTGTGCGTGTTTGTATGACCCGTGGAGCAGGGTCAGGCTTAGCTGCATCCCAAACCTGCTTCTCGAACTTAACAAACGCACTCACCCCACATTGGCTAGAGTGTAAGCCAGTACTGTAATATTTCGCAATAGCACGTGCATAGACTTTGCGCTTAGCAGCCGGAACTCCTGCCAAAAATTGGCCATCGGTTGCCGGGGCATAAACTTTGCCTACGAAGTACTTACGAAACCTCTCCTGGACGTGCACCAAATTGATTTGGAACACGCCGGGACTTGGCCTCGGGGGGAGCACTAACCCGCCCTCCCCGGATACGCGAAACACGCGTTCGTGTATGGCTCGGACCAAATTGGCCTTGCTATTGTTATGGCAAAACAATTGGTCGTCACTGCCAAATCCACGACAGTACACATATTTGCGTGGGAAATATTTTCCACCTCTGCCCTCACCAGGACGGTCCGTCATCTCTGGTGAACACCCAGAATCGATTTTGGTGTCCACCCCGAACCGCCTGACGGGGCCCCACTAAGCGTGCTTGGGTGGTGCAACACCGCGAATGTAGTAGTCCCACATTGCGGTTAGCGCACCACTAATTGGTCGGCCGGACATGTCGAAATCAACCCGTCCGTCTCTGAGCTCCTCGGCAGATAGGTCCCGGCCCATCTGCCAATAGATCTCCACGACCTTACCCTGCAGCTTATGTCTATCAATTAACCGAACTGGTCCAGAGCCACGTACGACGTTGCCGTCCAAATCGAAGTCATCGTAGCCATTGGTGAACAACTTGTTGACATGAATTGCGATTACCATGTCCTCAGCAGGAGTTCTCACCCTGCCAAGGCGTGGATAAACGCCATTCAGCGCCAATGCCCACTTCGTGGCCCTATACATCGACCTGGTTGCATTGTTGTTGCTGCGGGCCTGCAACTCCTGCGCCGCCTGCTCATCTCCATCTTCCATGAAGGTCAACATGCGATGCAGTGTCACAAGACCACTGGACCCACGAATCAACCTGGCAA